ATCTAGGGTGGCCCCCCTGCTCAACGACACACAATTGGTCGGACAAAGTCAGTTGTTCGCCTCAATAGGGCCTGCAAATTTAATCTTTTAAATCAGTCACGTCGCTCTATCCGGATTGCTCAACGGGTGCATACGATCGTGCTGTTTACTCAGGTTCCTTGCTAGCTCAGTTGTGTGGCCCCATTCCTATGCGCACACAAACTCCACCTCAACTATGACATCAAATGTCTCACCAATACCAGTCCTGCAAGACGGGTTCATTGATACAGTTTCTAAGCCGGGCCTATTTGCCCCGGGTCATGCCCTCATTCCAACGCGTGATCACACAGGTCGGCCGAACATCATGCCACCCAAAGGCGGTCATGGAAATCGGCCCCCACAATAGGATCGATCGAGTGAATGCGATCTACTAAGTGGGGGAGGTTATCATGCACCAGACGCTTCGAGAATGCAACAGGATAATCACCTTGAGACGGACGAACATATTCAGACCAACACTCTGCCCAACACTCGCTCATGTAATCAGGTCGACCAATATCAATGGGACTCAAATCATCACGTGTTCGTGCATCAAGCATGTGCTCAATACGCTCCTGTTCCGCCGGTGAAATACCGTACATCTTCTCAACAATTTCGCGGGAACGTCTCGATACCGGTCTCGCCACTACTTTGTCGATATTCTCCATAGCGTCCATCAACTGTTCGCGCTCCCAGGCATTCAACTGATAACCTTTCTCAAAGAAACGGTTCAGTCTAATTCTCTGCGTGACACGCAGGCCATATTGAGCCAAGGCTTGAACAATAGGACAACCAGGATATTGGTGCAAAAAGGACAGCGACTTGGCCTTAAGAAGCTCCATACGTCGCACACTACCACATTTAACATAGAACGGACCTGCCCATCCAAAATCCGCCAAAACCTCTCGCGGATCAGTGATAATGATTAAGCTGTCTGGGTCAAAAATGAGTCCACAAAACGACGCCTCATTCAGTGTGTCGTATTTCTCGATCTTGATGGTCAAACCGAGCCTTGTGAACAACGAGTCATCAATCACCTGATGTCTCTCAAATCTGAACAAGCCGTCATCGCCTTCAACGAACCCTGAGATTTCCTCCTCTCGTATGCCAGCTTTAGAGCAAACAAACAAGAAAATCATCAGATTGGCAAAAGAATTACCAAGTGAAGTGCACATCTCTCCGGACATGCGCGACGCGACCCCTGTGGCATCAAACCCTTTGTAGTGACAAGTTTGAAGACCACCCAGTGTTTTGCTAACGAGTGAAAACCAGTCAGCGCCAGTTGGAAGCGCTGCTGTCATGTACTCATACAATTGAAACTCAACCTCTG